AGTGCCAGTGCATCGCCTGCCGCCAACGTCCCAGCAGCAGTAGTTACCGCTGTGTCACTGACAGGCGTATTTGCTGTTGAGGTCAGGTCGAAACCGTTGGCCAGCAACTCGTCACCGTTGCCGGGTGCCTCGCCAGTTGTCAGTTTCTCGATTTGCAGAGTACACGCCTGACCGGCAACTGTCACATGTCTCTCATATGCAGATACGATTTTACATGCTGCGGGCGCAATAAAAAATGTCTTCGCTACGTCTGCCGCCTCAACCTGCGGATATGACACTGTAAAGTACTGACCAGCAACGCATTGAGGTGTGGTGAGAGTCAGGTCTGCTGCCACAACGACACCGTCTGTACTGTCCTTAATCCTAAATATCTCTGTGCCTGTTGACTTGTCGGAGAAAACAAGCTCACCACCAGACCATGAGCTTTTTACGCTTGCTATTGCCATGTTAATTGCTCCATACTGTTAGTTTTACCGGAGTGGTTCCCCGTTGGTCAGGATGACGAGTACATATGTTGAGGGGGTGTAATGCACCCGCCACCCTGACCGTTTGTTATGCTATGTGATTAAGCCCGCTGTATCGAGGTACCACGAAGCATTCAATGTTGACAAAATTCGTTGCCTGAGAACTGTCATCGACGGTCACGCCGAGGACATCAAAGCTGTTCGCAGTGTCGAATTTTGCAGGATCAATAACGAATATCACCTTCTGGTTTTTTACTGTCGCAGCACAGCTCCACGTAATAGCGTCAGTTGCTCTGGTGAGAACTGATGTAGCAGAGAGGTCTGTGTTGTACCAGATAGGCACTGTGTTGGTAATCGCCTTTGCGCCAGTGCCGTCAACCGCTGTTGCCTGGACAGGGTCAATGCCAGTTGCGTGTCCTACGGCCTGGGTAAATGTTGCCACGATGTATGCTCTCAATACATTTTTGAGAGAGATATAATCGCCCGTCACGCCACCATTGGTGGTCACAGGCGAGGTCATCGTTACAGGTACTGCGTCTTCTGGAATATTAGGATACATGTGTCACCTCCTACGATCTGGTTGCAAGTGCCACAAACGGAGATACCGTTGCAGAACCTTTGTACGGAGTAACCGGAGCAGATGTCTTCGGCATCCCATCGAAATGACTAATAAATCTAACCGCTAACTGATTGTACAGGAATTGTACGTGGATACTGGTATCGGACTTTATACTGCCCTTATCGACACCACGATACTGAGATAGGTCACACAGCATGATATCGCCAACTGTTCCCAGTGTTGCGGCCTGTTCGATCGGTATAACAGGATATCCGAGCAGTGTGCCGATAACACCCGGTGCGCCTGCGAGGTTTGGCACAAAGATGTTCGCTACACTTCCACCGGTGCCAACCGCAATGGTCAGGCTCATGAGTTGCGGAAAGGTGTCTTGATTCACCAACCATACAAGACTGTTGAGGTTATTGATGCGCACACGAGAAACCATTTTTACGAGGTTTTCGTATACGATGGTGGCGGCAGTCTGGCCTGACTCCTTGGCCACGGAGACGAGCGCACCGCTGTTGAGGATACCGAGAGCAGTGCCAGAACCAGTTCCATTGATGATAAGGTCTTGGATTTTAAAGGCATACTCGGTTCCAAACATGGACTTCATTTCGCCCTGCAGGAAAGGTGCGTCAGAGTCAAGTTCGTTTGACATATAGAAGAGTCCGGTCAGTCTGTGAGGCTCGACCCTCGTCTTCTTGAACTTGGTTTTGCTGGATGTGAGCTCTACCAGTTCGGCATCGGTATACCACCTCACACCGCCACCCCGATAACCGTTTCCACGGTTACTGGAATCATCAACTTCGATGACATCCACGAAAGAGCCAGAGATGCTGCGGGAGTCAATCCTGCTGGTTACTGCGCCGTTGTTGAATCCATCGGCCATGAGATCAAGAGAACTCTCGCCCTGAAGCAACCATCCGCCATCTTCTGCGGTAAGCTCAACCATGCCAGTTCCTGCGGCACGTTGTTCTCTTTTTGCTGCCGCCTCAAGCCTTGACCTGGATTCTGCAGGATTGTTTCGGTTAGTAGAGATATTGATTATATCCCTCAACTGCTGCCCGAGAGCGTATTTGCCTCTGTAGATAGGCTGGTCTTCGACCTCGACACGCTTAAATTCCTGGACAGGCGGATCGTTTACCGGTGCATCCATCCTTGCCTCAAGAGCTTCAATCTCTTCGAGGTCACGGATATCTGACTCTAACTGCTTAACACGCGCCATGTCTGCGGTTTGCTGCTCGCGCCTTTCAGCAGTGCGCTCATCACCGTCAAGTTCCTTGTACTCGGATATCCGGTCAAGAATCTTGCGGAGTTCCTTCTGTAATTTGTTCATTTTTTTACCTCGTACTTGTTGAGCAAAAGCTCAATGTCAATATCTTCATTTTCAGCAACGATGTCGTTACTATCATCGCCAACGATCTCGTTGGACTTTTGTATATCAAAACTGCGTTTTGCAACGCTAGTGTCCGGATATGCAGGATAAGTGACAGGCGAAACGTCAAACAGGTCACTCACTCTGGTTATGGTGCGCTCATCGAGTTCACCGTTTTTGCCGTATCGCCATTCGTTTTCCTCAACGATGAAACCAAATGACTGCTGCTTTATATCACCACGCTCTACCAGCTTATACAGGTCGTTTGCGGCTTGAGTGTCGGGCAGATCAACTTCCATGTGCAGTCCGACCTCGTCTTCCTTGAGCCTGAGAGTTCCGTTGCTGGTTCTTCCCAAGACTAGATTACTGTCATGGTTAAACAGTGCCACTGTATCACTCTTTTCCAGTGCGTCTGCAAAGGCACCTGGAGCTATTTTCTCGCGGAACCACCCAAGGTCTTCAGACCATTTATTGAAAACAGCCGCATACCCAGATATGCGCTTTACGCCATCGTCAGTATCCACCCTGAACTCAGGTGAGAAAAATCTAGTCTCCTTGCTCATCGAGTATTGCCTCTATGTATTGCGTCTGATCATCTTGCAATTGCTTGATTTTCAACTTTCTATCGGTAAACTTCTGTTTAATATCTGCCAGTATTTTGTCGGCAGATTCTGTGTCACAAAAACTTCTCACTATGAGAGATGTCCTGCCGTCGATTTTCTCATGGATATTTTTATAAAACGCGTCGAGAAATCCATCGAAGTCTTTCGTTGATTTGCCCTCTGTCTGCTTTCTCAGTTCACGCATTATCGCGTTTTTCTCTAGTTGTTGAAGCTGGTTGATGTCATCACTGAGAAGGTCTGTCTGCGCTTGCGATTGATTCGAGAGGTCTTGCTTGATTGATGCACCTGCAAGATCATACGGTATCATGTTCACAGGCACGTATGGTGTATCGCCGCCCTCTATTGGGTTCTGATCGTTTCGCTTTCTTATCTCATTGAGAGGCGTACCCATCTGCCATTCTCGCCATTCAAGCTCACTGCGTGTTTTTGCATCAGGTCTGAGCAGTGCGTCGAAGTTGAATTTGAAGAAATAGCCAGCTTTCCGTTCATCTTTTGATAGCAATTTCCAGTTGAGGGCCTGTTCCCACCTGACAACCCACTGAGCCATAGTGCCGTCAATAAATGCTCTGTTTCCCTGCTCAGTGTTGTTATAGTTTGTGTTTTTCTCAAATATGCCGATTTTGTGAGGTGGGACTTTGAATATTCCGCAAATCTGGTTGGCAGACATTTTCATCTGCTCAATGAGTTGTTTATCTACCAATGATACGTCAACTTTATTGAACTTCATGCCGTTTTCGAGGATCATCGGATACCGTGCATTATCAAATCCGGCATACCTGCTCATCAGTGCCTCTTTAAACGCTGGCCCGTTATCGCCAAGCGAGTGCGGATGCTCAAGTACACCACCAGGTGATACGCCGTTTTTCATTGCAGCACCCTGGAACTTGTCAAGCGCGAGAGAGTTTCCGATTGCCTCTTTAGCAAAGTTCGAGATCACCGACTCACCCTGTATGCCGTCATAACCAAACCCAACAATGTGC